ATTAGGTGCTGGCCATAACCCATTTTCTTTAGGCCCGTAGAGAAAGCTTTGCTCTGGGTCTATGGCAATGTCTCCATCCAAGCCAAAAGCATCATCTGGAGCACCGTCTACAAAATAAACAAGGCTGCCTTGGTCGCCCTTGTCTCCCTTAAAGCCTTTTTCGCCTCTAGGAATTGTTAGGTTTAAAGTTTGGTCTGCACCTGCTCCTGAGATTTCAGCAGTAAATTCCTCGCCCTCTGTAACAATACCAGCTGTTAAACTGCCATTCTGTCCGGGATCCCCTGCACGGTTGAAGTCTTGTGAAAATCTTTCATCTTCTGCCCATGTTCCATTTGTTGAAACAGGGATAAGGGGTATCTCATAATAGCCCCCCTTATCTATTACTAAGCCTTCAAGCCTGAACACCGCAAAATTTTGAGGGTTATCTATAGACCTAAATGTAAGAGTTCCCTTCACATTGCTTAAGCTATCGTCAAAGCTGTCAAACAAAGGAGTTACATCAATCCCATTAATGTCTATATTGTCAAAATAGCCCTTTGTAACAGAAGAGAGAATGGCGTTATCTAGTCTAAAGTTTGCCTCTCCGGGGTCGAAGTCTGTAGTCTCAAGCTCATTACAGGCCTTGAAACGCCTTGAGAGCCATTCCCTGCTGCCACTCTCATTCTTAATCTAAACCTAGAATTATTGGGCGCTGTTATCTCGGTTCTGTAGCTAAAGCTTTCAGTGAAAGCATCATTAATCTTGTGAGTGCTTTCATCTGCAAAGACATATCCGCGCCCATCTCTTCTATCTACATCTAGCTCTACATAAATTCCAGCCGTTTGAGGAACAGCTACTTTAAAGCTCCAAGAAGCATCTATAAGGTTTCCTTCAGAAGTCAGTACGCCCTCTAAAACCGTTAAGAATTGAGCGCTACTGGATAGAGCCTTAACGTTTCTTCTAAATGTACGCCTAATTGAGAACGCATCTCTAGCGAGGGCGCTGGTTGTTATTGACCCATCAATAAAAACATTGCCTATAAGCCTAATTTGATTGGCATTAAAAGTTATGACAGACCCGAAGGATTGACCAGCAAGAGTTTCAATGCTTGCAGTGTTGTTTCCAGCATTAACCCTAAACACCAATGCAGAGGCGGCCCTTCCTTCGCTGTCTGCGAAGGCGCTGGAAAGAGTTTGTACGCTACTCTCTGCGCTACCAACTCTAGCGCTTATCTGGTTTATAGATTGGGTTTGAGCTGAAACAGAATTTTGATTTTGCGTAACTCTAGAGGTTATCTGCCTAATAGAACTGGCATTAGCTTCAAGCCCTCTAGTGGTGTCTTGCAAAGAGGCTGAAATACCTTCTATCAAAGTAGTATTAGCCCTATATCCATTTTCGTTTTGCTCCACACTTGTCTGAATGGATTGAAGGGCTGTTGCTGAAACAGAAACCCCGTCCTCTACATTATCAAGCCTAACTCTAATAGCTGTGTCTTGCTGAGCCAAACTGCCAAACTGACTAGCTCTGAGAACGGCTCGCTGAGAAGCTGCGGCCCGACCTTGTTCTGCAATGACTTGATCTTGTGTAACTATTGAGCTTTGAACGCCTCTTACAGTGGCCTCCAAGAGCTGCCTGCTCGAAGCTTCCGCTCTATCTGCACTAGCTAGGGTTTGTATTTGCTGCACAAAGGCAGAATTGCTTTGCTCAACAGAAGCCCTCAAAGTCCTTACCTGCTCAGCAGAGGCAGCTCTATCATCTGCCTGTGTTCTATTGAGTAAAGATATAGAGGATTGGGCATTTCTAATCTGGGAAGATAAAACAGAAGCTTGTGAGGCAACCGCCTGTAGCGCAGTAGCCCTCGCTATGCTTTCTTCAGTTATTGCGGCCTGAGACTGTTCTACAGCAGCGGCTAGAACGTTCTCTACTCTTACTATCTCTTCGGTTGCTGTTTGTGCTATATCCTGCGTCTGCCTGAATACTGTTCCAAAGTTTCGACCATCCACAACGCCAAGGCGGCCTAAATTAGTCCTCAGTTCATCCACTCTTAAAACTGTTGATAGCAAGCTCTCTGCAAGGCTTTCTATATCTGGAACTGCAACTTGTCCTAAATCAGTAACAAGCTGCTCAGGCGTAAATCCACCCACTCTATCGGCGCTAGGAACAGTAGTAGGAACTATCGTAGGAGATACGCTAGGGAAGCCCGTATTTGCCGCTGAAGAGCTTGTTTCTGGAAGCGTTACATATCCTACAAAATGCCTAAAAGGCGTCTGCTCGCTTGTTAGAGCCTCTTCCTGTACTGTTGTTGCAATATAGGTCTGTGTTAGAGGCGAGGTTGATCCGTCTAAATTCTCATTGTCTTCATCATCATAAAATAAATAATATAGCGCGCCTAAAGAATTTCCTGTCAATGTGCCCCCGATAATCTCTATGGTTTGGTTAGGATAAACTCTTTCATGGTCTGTTATTAAAATAGAACCGTCTGGGTTTCCTGTAATGATAAGATCTCTTGTCCATGATTGTGCAATTCTAGCACTCTGCAACAGATCTCTGCCATTAAAAGCAGATGATAAGTTATCATAGTCCTCGCCAAATCTAAGAGATGGAACTTGTGGAGGGGTTGTCGTGCTCCCTAAAGCAAAGGCGTCTCTTCCTGTAGACAGGCTCCTTAAGAGAACATCATAGGTCATATTTATTGGGTTGAAACTCTTAGAATAAAGCTGAAATAAACCCTGCAAGCCTAAATCTGGCATATCCAGAGTAATAGCAGCACCGCATGGAATAACCCTTATTAAGGGCTTGAAAGTCATTTGTATGTTATTCAACTCTCTAGCGTTTACGAGATCATAACCCGCAAGTTGAGCAGCCTGTAGGCTGTTTGTAACAAGGCTATATTGATACTCCACTCTAAAATCTTCTCCATCGGTGGATTTGTACTGAGGAGATGTAACAGCAGATCCCGCCACGTACTCCCAATTATGGGAAGGAGACATATAGCGCGGCACTACTTCGTTAATTCTGTCTCTAATGCCTTGCGTAGCTGGGATCTCAATATCACCATCTGCTAAATCTTCTATTGTGTAAGTTGCAAGGGAGATTTTGGGAGCATCAAACGATACTGAAAGCTTGCCTGAGTTATGAGCGGGGCGCGCAGATCCAGCCTCTAGTATTAATTTAAAATTATTCCACTTATCGGCTGGTTCAAAGATCCTACCGTTAACCTCCCATCCATTTGCTTCGCAAACATTAGCCCACTCTACATAAGCTGGAAGATCTAAACCTGATAAAGGCAGTCCTACCCCAAAAAGCTTTTTATTAACTCTATAGCGTCCATAGCAGTAGGTAACGGCATGGTCTGAAGGATTTACTGAATAAATATAAGTGTCTTCATCGTCTATTCTGCAATCGCCAAATCCACCCGGATATGTGCTATCATCCCTAGCGCTATAAACCTTAACCCCTCTAATATCGGAAGTTATATCGGGTAAGCCGCCTTGAAACTTTTTTTGATTTTTATCCCACCTCAAAGAGACAAGAGTAGCAGCCTTGCCTGAAAGTTTATATGCAGAACCCCATTGCGGAATTACTCCATTAAGACCCGATAAAGCAGTGCTCTCTCTAAAGTTTCCTAATTGCTTACTAACTCCAAGACTTTGCCCGTAATACCCTCCAGCAAATCCGTTAGAGGTTATGAAAGATCCATCTGTGTTCAATCCTTCAATCTCTTGTACTGGCCCACAATCCGAATGAACAAAAACCATTGTTCTGTTTGGGTTTGGAATTTTCTTATAATCTGCGCCATGTGCAACGTCATGAACTAAGACCCCGCCGGATCTAAATCGACCCATAATGTAAGGCGTAGGAGATGTAGTATCTATTAGAGTTTTTGAAGGGGAGCCGCCTAAAGGCTCAGGCCTCTCTAATAGCTGAGAACCCACTGTAGCGATTGCTGAGATTGCAGAAGCAGCAGCAGCGAATGGCTGGCCTCCGGGTATAAATGCTAAAACTGTTGCGGCAATGCTCGCAACTTTACCAACAACCTTAAGAGCTTTCGCCATGCTTCACCTCATAAACTATATCATAGTCTATAGGCGCATCGTAGTTTTTCGGGAAGGATAAATTCTAAAGTGTCGCTTTGCTCATGAAAACCTAAAATCTGCCTGCCCGCTGAAATGAAGATAGCGTCCAATCCGTCTTCTCCATCTCCTATAAGAAGGTCTCCTAAAATCGCCCTGGCTATAGGTATCTTAGGGTAAAGAGAGCCTATTAGCTCTTCACAGTTATCGAAACCCATTTTCTTTATATTACGAACGGCTCCAAGGTTTGTGCTATAGCGCGGCATTCTAGGAGGTCTGTGGCCCATTTGTAAGGCATGGAACCTTGCAACTTTCATGCAGTCTACAGAACCTATAGAGTATTCTCTCCCACTCCACTTTTCATAAGTGGCATTAAAGGCAATTCTTCTAGCTTCAAGATCTGTTATCATAGAGAACCTTTAACGGTATGATATGCCGCCGCCTAGTGTATTTGTGCCGCCTCCAGATCCTGAACCTTGTCCCGAACCGCCTGTGTTTCTAGGGCGCGTCTCAACGCCCCACGGAACATCGACTTCAACGCCTGTCATATTATCAAGCCCTAGCTCCCCCGGATTAACTCGCTTATGATTTTCTTCAGACATTCTGTTACCGTCATTAGATCTAAAGAAAAGCTCCGTTAAACTCACTAGGCTCATATCAACTACGCGGCCTTCAGAAGTCTCTCTAAAGGTTGGTATGTCTATTACGCCAAAAAACCAATCTTCTTTCTCAACAACAATATGGGTAAGCGGATCCAGTGACACAAACCACAATGAAATAGGGCTTCTTTGCATGTTTGGCTGAGTTAGCGCCTGTGTGCTCTCATTTCCTTTCGGAAGAAAACTTATTGCAGAGGCTGGAACTTCATCGCCCTCGCCTTCGGTAAGAGCTTCCCCTCCGTATATTGTTCCATATAATTCATCTTCCGAATTATAAACATAAGCGGTGTTGTCACCCTCTTCACCATTAAAGATTACTACTCCACCGTCACAAACCCTAACTGTTCTATCTGGCAGCTCTATTTTTATTAGAATGGCAGCTGTTGTATAATCGGAGCTAAAGGGCATTACTTTCTCTCTCTTATTGAGAACTCAATTCCTATCAGCTTTTCTACGCTAACAGTCCATTCATATTCATCACCCTCTACAAGCCCCTCAATTTTTGGGGCATCAAAATGGATCTGCGAGTTGTCTGGGAATATAACTCTTAATGCTGGATTTATTATTACTTGAGCGTTTCCCTGAGCGTCTGCTATAACGTCTTGGTCTACAAAGTGTAGATAATGACGCCCTTCAGCGTCTGTAATAGAAAGCGGGTTGCCCTCTTCTAAAACATATCCAGAATTAAAACCCTTCATGGAAATTAAACGGCCTATTTGATTAGCTCCTGCAATAGTAGGACTGCCAACATTGCCAACATCCACACCACCTAAAGGGAAGAGCATTCTAACACCCTCTGACTTACCTCTAATAAGTCTATTTATGAACCTCTTTCCCTGCCCTTTGTTTTCCATTATCGGCATTGTAAAAGTTACCCTAAATTTACTGCCTATTCTATTTATACGCTGTTCTGCGCCTCCCAGAGGAGGTATTAACGTAGAACCTTTGTCTATCAGCGCTGGAGTGTATTCAGCAGGGGCAGGGTTTTCTGGCATATCTCGCATAATCTTAACCTCTACGCTTTAGGCTCTGTCTGTTTTTTCTACTGGCAGTTTGGTTATATTGAGACACGCCTTTAACTGTTGTAATTTCTGCTATTGGCTGCGCCACGCTTGCGGCTCTTTGATCTATCTTAGTATCAAACAAGGCTGAAGGTGAAAGCTCTACTTTTACAAGGCTTGGCCCCATTCCTATAGACTGTTTTTGACTTGAGAGACCGCTTCCAACTGGAGAAAGAATGGCATTCCCTCTTGGTGTTGATCCTTTGAGGTCTGAGAAAGCAGAAGCTCCAGACTTTACACCAGAAAAAAGAGAGCCGACTGTATCAACAATGCCGATAATGTCACCAAGGCCGCCACCGCTAGAACCAGAACCTGAAGTGTTTCCAAATATTTGACTTAATACACCCGCTACGCCGTCTAGTATAGATCCTATATCGCCATCCTTAATTCCCTGTATTAAACTTTGAAAGCTGTTGAGAGTAGAGCTAAACGCCTCCACCCCTGCTTCACCTGTCTTTTTCAACGCCTGTTGAGTTTTGTCTGTCTCTTCCTGCAAGCCTTTAAGCTCTTCGCGGGAGATGATTACATCTTCAGCCATTTTTCGGGCAGCCTCTGAAGTGCCATTAAAGCCACCCTCTAGGATCCTTATGATTTCAGCCGTTATAAGGTATTCTCTTTGAGAGACCTTTAAGGCATCAACAAGAAGACGGTTATTCTGTATTTCAGTTTCAATGCCTATAACTACGTTTTGACTAGCTTCTTTTATGCGTCTAGCGGCCTCTACCGTTTCTTCTGCTTTTTCGATAGCAGCCTGCTTAGCTTCTTCTAAAACTAATTTTTCAGCCGCTGCCGCATCCTGAACAGCTTTAAAGGCAGCTCTGCTGTCTAATAAAGAGATAGCCAAGTCTCTAGCTGCCTTATCTGTCCCAATAAATCCGCTTTCTACTAAGGCTATCATTTCAGCTGTTATTTCGTACTCTCTCTGTGAAACCTTAAGAGCTTCAGAAAGCCTATCATTAGATATGATTTCCTCTTCCGTACTTGCAACAACGTCTCTATGTGCCTTTTTAAGTTCTTCTGCACGTTTCGCTGTAGCAGCGGCTAACTTTTCAGCTGCTGCTTTGGCTTGGATTTGCTCATTTGTTAAAGAGCTTGTGCTATCGGCTGTTAAGCCTGCTGAGCGGCTCAGAGAGTTGTATTCAACCTCTAGTGACTTACTGGCCTCTTCGTTTTTCTTAAGCGCCTCTCTGGCCGCTAGAATTGACTTAGCCGTCTCTGTAATGTTTCCGGCTATCTTTTTATTAACACCAAGAGCGCCTATTCCCCTTCCGATGTTTGAGCTGTTTAAAAGGCCAAACCCCTTAGATTGCTTTTTGAGTAAAGCCTCTTGCTGCTCTAGGCGCGCTTTAATGTTTTCCCTAATAGCCTTTGCATCGGTCAAATTAGCCTTGGCGCTCTCAAGCGTGGAAGCCTTATCCCTCTTCAAAAGATCTTCATTATCTCCTATTGCTCCGTACAGTTCATCTCTAGCCTTCTTATTGTCTCGTAATGCAGGGGATAGAGTTTTATAGCCTAGGTATAGAGCCGAAAGACCCGCAACAACCAAACCAATAGGGCCAAGAAGGGCTATAAGAGAAGCAGCTGTAGCGCCTAAAGCTGTAGCCCCGCTGAGAAGCGCAAGCAAACTCACCAATAACTCTCGAAAAACGCGCATAAGCGTCTTGTAAATCACTTCCCGGAACCGCTTCTTGAGCTGCTAGGGCAGATCCTGCATATTGGCGCTCTAACTCTTCTAGAATAACTCCCTGAGCGCCAGCAGCATCTCCAGCCTTGACCATTCCCTTTACAAGCTCTTTTTGCTCTTCTGTAAACTGAATGCCTACGCGGGAGAGAGCTGTTAAACCCAATATAGGATCGTTAAGAGCCTTGCCTACTGCAATAGTGGAAGTTTTTAAATCTTGGTCAAGTCTTTCTGATAGATCCAAGGTGACAAGCTGAGCGCGGTCAAATACCTCCCCCGAAACATTTCCAAACGTAAGCATATTAGCAGTGACTTTTCTCAAAACATCATCTGCATTATAATTACTCAAACCCTCTAATGCTTCAGCATTCTTCTTAAGGCCCTCCAAAGACTTTCCCGAAGCATCTCCCATAGATTTTAAACCCGCTTCGACCTGAGCCATAGCTTCCGCGTGATCTGCTCCAGCTTTTAGCGAAGTAGCGCCTACAACAGCTAAGGGCGCTGTTATTCCAAGCGTAAGACTTCTACCAATTCCAGAGATCTTCTTTCCCATTCTCTGAAATGACTTAGTAGTCTTTTTAAGTTCTCTTTGAACTCTGTCAGTGCCTTTTTCAAAAGCTGCTGTGTCTGCGCCAAATACTGCCCTTAGCGCGCCTATGGTTGCTGTTGTCATTTTGGATCCTTCTGTTTTTTATTTAGCGCGCTAATCAGCATCCACCAGCTTTCTAAGGCTTCTTGTGCAGGCAGTTGAGAACCCGCATTATTTAAAGCTTCGCCCGTTTTTAAATCTACCATGTGCTTTTGAGGATCTGGATTGTCAGATCTCATAAATAATATTGTTAAGTAAGCTGTCTTTACAGCTGTATTATGAGATTGATAATTTCGCTTTGTCGCGCCGTCCATAACGGCTTCATAGGTTCTAAAAGTCTGCTTCCAGAAATCTTCTGGAGAAAATCCGCAAGAAGTCCATTCTGTTAGCAACTGGCAGAAATACCTAATCCCGTATATTTTACGGGGCTTTAGTTTGGTTTTTTTTTAACCGTTCCATCTTCATTTATTAGGTCTGGATAAGCGAGAACAAGGCCTTTTATTAACTGTTCTCCAACCACATCAATTCCAATCTCTTGGATTAATTTGCCTGTTTCTTTAACCGTAATATCTGGATGGTTTTCTTGTAGCGCAGCCCAAATAAGTCCCCTAATTATTTTTTTATGCTTAAACTTAGATGCTTCGTCTTCTAATTCCAGAAACACTTCGTCTAAGCTACGCTGAAAGTGCTCTTCTGCATCACACATAGCATTATAGCCAAACTCTAGAGTATGGCTTTCACCTAGTTTTATAGACTTTCCAGCCATAATTAAGCCGCATCGCCTTCAGTAGCTAAGCCTGAAATCTTAATCGTAAAACTTGAAGTTCTGATATTATCAATAGAACCATCGTTTCTTGTGTAAGCAGTAACTGCGCCCAAAGCTGTGGCGCGTTGCGTCGTAATTGGAGCAACTGAAGGATTATCCAGCTGCACTATACGTTTTTCACGGCTAACCAAATGCTCTTGGAATAGCAAATCGTCTGGGTTACCGGGAACATATTTAATCTGCCCTGTGATCTCTCCCGGATTAATCCTAGAAACTATAAATTCATCTACATTAAGAGAACTTTGATCCGTACTATCAACTGTTGCCGCCGTAGGGTTGGGAGGCGTTGCTGTCATGAGGCCTAAGATCTCCTGCAAAGTATCGCTTGAGTTTGTAAGGCTAAGGACTATACCCCCGCCAATAATTCCATCTACATTAGCCATTGAATAAACTCCTATTTGTGCTCATTAATTTTTGACAAATTGGCAGATAAAAGGTTTTGAAACAAGCCTGAATATTGAAAGGCTTAAATTAGGGAATTGCAGGGATAGGCCTATGCCATATCAAAACGTCAATTCCTATATGATAGACCCTTTGCCCCCCATCTAAATCTTGTACGGGCAAATCTCTATCACTCTCAAAATAGAAACGCTCAAAACTTGATCTGCCATGTAGAACAGAGCCAAACCCATCGCTGGGATTTAATAGGCTTTTCAACTTGTCCATGATACTTCTAGCTCCTGCATAAGTATCGGCCCAACTATCAAACTGAACTCTAGTAGATGTGAGTTCATCCCTGCCTGATTGGTCATAACTTGGCACTGCTGAAACAGTCTGCAACGTCAACGCTGGAAGTCCGCTAGAGTTAGGCCTTGTTACCCATTGAATGTTTGGTACGCCCCCAGAATTTGAAACCGTAGCTATTAAATCATCTGAATTATGCAGATAGTCTATGAGATCTGCTTGCATTTAAGCCCCCTGCTTTAGCTTGGCAGCATCTCTAGCAATTTTTCTTTCTTGCCGCTCTATCGCTGTATAAAGTTGATCCCACATATTTTGCTCAAACTTAATCAATACTTCAAATTTCTTAGCGTCCCATGCAGGGCGCATATATGGTTGAGCAGAACTTTTAACAGATCCGAATTCTTGAACAACGGAATAACGGATAGATCTATCTGGCCCGACATAAACCTCTAGGTCACTTTTTCTAGGGCCGCGCGGCTTAGCCTTAGAAGATATAGCAATGTTATAGCTTAGAAGCCCTGTATTCTCTGGAGCCTTTCGTTCTGCAAAAGCCCTTACAGGCTCCAGAGATTTAATCATAGTACGTCTAGTCAGACTTTTGGCCGTCGCTCCCTTTAGCTGAAATAGAAGATCTTCCATCTCCTTGCCGCCCTTTAGCTCCGTTCTGAACATCGTTTTTATCCATTTTAATGAAGCCTGCTTTTATGTCCGCTTCTGGGTTTGGGTGGTCGTATTTATCACCCTTCAGCTTTAAGAAGCTTTGTCCATAAGGGTTTCTATGGGCGTTTACTGTAACAACTGTCTTCATGACTTAGCCTTAATTTACAAGGGCTCGCACTATAAGAACCATTTCCCTATTTCTGCGCTTTCCCTCTGCTGCGCTTTCTATATCCCAGACAAGACCGTCAAATTCAAGTCTATAGCCTTCTGGCCCAATCTGAGAGGTATATGAATTGTACCTAAGGGAAACAGTCGCTGGAAGGTTCGCTTGCTCTTGAGCGGCTCCTACGCGCCTCTCAGCCCCAGATCCTCTGTTTATTTCAGCCCAGAGAGTTTTGTCTTCAGACTGCGGCCAAACAGTTACCGCTTCTTTCATTTCATTTTGAGTAACGCTTGAGCGATAAACCTTAACCCGCTCATTCATTTTTCCCGAAGCCATTAAAAAAGCTCTACTCTATGAAGGTCTAGAAGAGCTTTAACAGCGAAAGGAAGCTGCCCTGAAATTGTTCCAACGACAACCGCCTCTCTGTTTTCATACCAATGACCAATTAAAAGAAGCTGGGCGCTCTGGATCTCTTCGGGAACCTCAAGCGGATCCATATCGCCTAAAGTTACTGTCACCATAACTTTAGAAGGAACCGCTATAGAAGGAAAAACCTCTCCTATAGCAGGGTATATTCTGTTCCCCACAAGCCTAAAGCTTTCTAGCGTTTGGTCTGCGCCTTCTGGATCTTGATATAGAATATTTGTGACGCTATCTACTGGATTTAGGGGTATCTCAAGCATATTAGAGAAACTGTCAAAGTCGTAGGTTTCGCTTCTGTTATACAAAACTTGCCCTGTGTACTTTTCACAATATGATAGGGCTGCCTTTATATAAATTTCCAGTAAGGCATCATCGTCGTCTATATCTACTTTGCAGTGAAGCTTTGCTGTTTCCAGATTTATCATTGAGACTACCTGTTAAATATTTTGCTTAAGAAGCTTCTTTTTTTAGGAGCGCTATGAACTAGTCGAAATCCTAAGATCGATTTTAGAGGTTTCGCAATAGGCTTAATATGCGAAACCTCTAAACCTTTTTTGCTGTGGCAACCATATCAACAGCTTGCGCATGATATTTTTGCACTGGATATGGGAGCTGTACAGTTATCCCCTCAAGCTGTTCAACAGAAGCTGAGGCTAATTCCTCCACACTATTAAAACCAGCCTGCTTCAACCGCTCGCTAACTGCTGGCCCAACCCCATTAATCTTTGTTAGGTCTGTACTAGTGTTAATTGGAGCCGTCTCTAATTGATCGGCAGGAATGCCCGTAACTTTATTTATTTCCTCTAAGCAAACCCCAATTAAATGCTGTATTTGAGCAGGATTAGCCGTTCTTAAATCATTAACTTTATATTCTCTATCTCCATAATGAGACCTAATAACTTTGTATTTTTTGTCAGCCATAATAGAAATTCCTTCACGCAAATAAAAAAGCAGAGCCTAGGCCCTGCTTTCTATTAGCGGTTAAATCTATTTAGTAAAGAAAAACCAAATTAAGCTACAGGCGTTGGGGCTGTCAAAGAACCACTGATAAACGCTTCAGGCCTGTAAATGGCAAGAGCTAAACGCTGCTCAGCTAGAACCGTGACAAGGTTATCAATAAAGTTTGTCCCGTCTTCAGTTGAAACCATCACTGTAGCGTCCATACGGTCAAATATTTGAGCCGCCATACTAAATGCGCCTGTTAGGAAATTATTCAGCCCCATAGCTTGAGTTGCAATTACTGGAAGGCTCCAGAGCGTTGGGGAAAGCGTCCCTTGTGGATTGCCAATAATATAATTTCCGTCTGCATCTTTTGTAGTTTCAATGTCAGCCCAATTAGTTGGGTGAATGATTGTGCCAGTAGCAGGGTATTCAGCAAGTGAGGCCTGTAAAAGGGCTAAGCGAATAACGTCAATATTCGTTTCACCATTAACCAAGAATGCTTTATTAAAAGCTGTAGCGCCTGTACGAAGCCCCAACAAATTCTGTCCTGTACCATCGCCATTTAGCAGCTGTAGCTCTTCTTTAAACTCCAATCCATAGCGTAAACGCCCATCTATCATAGAGGCCAATCCGGGGGCGTCTGCCATGATCTCAGAAGAGGCTTTAATGAAATGCGCTTGCTTTCTAACAGAAGCGGTTAAAAGGTCATACTTTAAAGAGCTTTCAGGTTTGCGGGTTCCTTCAGCAACCATACCCGCATTATTCGTAAATCCAGTTTCCTGAACATACTCAATAGCGTTTGAATTTGTCTGGCCGGGCGCTAACAGATCTCTTACTGTCATTCGTCTGCGAGCTTGTTCCATCATGGGTGACTGCACTCGCTGAGTGCGTACAAGGTCGCCTGCGGAGCCGTCTGCATCCGTACTAAGAGAAGTGATAGTCTTCATCTCTACAGCGATTTTGTCTCCTTTGGTAAAAGATTTTCCAGCAAGATCCTTGAACTGCTTAGCATTAATGAACTTTTCACCCGCAGTTAAGAAAACCTTTTCTTCACTTTGAACGCGAGAGAGTTTTTGCTCTAACTCCTTAAAGGCTGCATTGCTTTCATTCATTTTTGTTAAGGCTTCATCCAGCTTGTCTTTGAATTCGGTGCTAGACTTAACGCCGCTTTCTGCTTCGCTTAACGCCTTCTCTGCAAGCTCTCTTGTCTCGCTAAGATTTTTCTCATAACCAGTTTTGATTTCAGAGACTAATTCCTTAACCTCCGTCATATTGACTGAGCCGTCACCGTCTTTAATTTCAAGCTCTGGAGCTAGGCTTAACGCCGCAACACCAGCGATAAGCCCTGCTGCAAAGAGAGAATTTAGATATGTATTTTTCATTTTTTTACCTTTTGAAGTTTTGAGGGATAACCCTTAGTTTAACATAGACTTTAAATCTGAAATCAGATCGTAAGTCTCTTTTTGGTCGCTCGGATCCCCCGAACTGTTTTTGAGGTGCGCGTTTACATAACGCTCAGCCTCTGAGTTTGTGAGATTACACTGCTCTTTAAGCAAAGCCTCCCACTCTCTCGGTGTCAACGGATCCCCCGCTGATAACTTAGTTCTAATATCGCTCATGTTTTTTACATTTGTAATATTAGCGTAGGGATCCATTCCGATAGCAACAAAGCTAATTTCGTATAGATCCAATGTTTTTATTTTTCTAATACCATCAACCTTATCTGCCCCCCCAATAGGGACACGATAACCAATGGAAAGACCTCTCGCTAAACCACTTTTCATAAGCCTATATGTTTTCATAGAGTGCTCTGATAGATCTGGAATTATTCGACCTTTCACATAAAGGCCTTTGGCCGTCTCTTCCAAGCTTTCAAAACCCCCCATGATTTCATCTCTATAATGTCTCCATAGGTATGGGATTACACGCTTTTGATTTTTGATTTTTGAAAGTGTTTTTTTGTAAGCGCCCGGTAGGATCATATCTCCACCGTTATCAACTTTGTTAAAGACAGAGGCTAGACCCTCAAAGCGCCCTTCTTCGTCAATTTCCTTAACTTCAAAATCAGCGCTGGCCTTGTCAAACATTTTAGCTTTCTCCTAGAGAGTTTCCATCTGCTTCAGAAACTGGAATATTTTGCATCTGTACTCTAGGAACGTCTCCACCGTCAACAGGCTCCCAATCTTCAAGCTCTCTAGCTTGGTTAATGGTCATTACTCCATTTCTAATAAGAACCTCATAGAAAGACGCCCTAGCAGAACTATCGCCTCTTAGAAGCCCTTCCATATTAAACCTTATATACATACCTCTAGCGCGCTCAGCAGGGCTTAAAAGCTGCTTCTCTAGCGTTTTTTCAATACGTTTTAGCCGCTTTCGCAAAGTAAATTTTAAAAAGGCTAAAACCTGCTGCTCCAACCCCTTACCCCATGAGCTGCTTTTTTCAGCGTGGCCTATCATGAAAGGAGGAACGCCGAATATTCTAGCGATTTCCTCAATGCTAAAACGCCTGCTTTCTAGCATTTGAGCATCTTTAGCAGAGATGCTTAGTTGAACCCACTCTACGCCATTGTCTAAAACCATTGGCCGCCCGTCATTTACAGCGCCCTGATACTCAGACCGAAGCCCTTCTTTAACCTTTTTTCTCTGAATTCCGTCTAAAGGCCTAGGAAAGCTCATTATGCCGCTGGGCCTCATGCCGTTCTTGAATTGATTGCGGGAGGCTGTGTCTGCATCACGCGCAGAAGTCAGCGTAGATGCAGCAAGGCTCAACGTGGATTGACCACCTAATGAAGTTGGAAAATTTCCTCTGAAGTGTAGTATTTCATCTTGTGTTGAAACAAATCTTTTGCCTTCTAGAATATATCTATATTCAAGATCCCCTGTTTTCTTCCTTCTAACTTGCATGTTTTCTGGATTGATTGGGTGTAGAGAAGAGACCGGATCTATAACACCTTTAACTTTTTGGGCGTAGCCGTTTCCGTGTAGCTCTATTGAGGCGCTTATATATTCCCAAAACTCCGTAGAGGTTAATTCATAGTTAGGATCTGAGTTTATAAGTCGGTAAGCCCAATGATCTGTAGCAGGCTGAACAACGCCATTAGATTTAGCGTGGAACAACTGAAGAGGTAGAGTTGAAATACTACCCCCAATTATATTTTGACAAGCCCAGACAGCTGAAAGGCCCAGAGCTGAGACTTCACTTATAGGAGCAGTTTGGTCATTTGGGCCGCCCTGATAGTAACCTTCTGAAGTGTCATGCGAAAGTTTTGTTCTTACAAATCCTGCAAATCTAGTGAAAATGCTCATTTTTAAAGCCCGTCTATCCACTTATCCAACCCGCTATCGTGAGCGGTTTCTAACGCTATAGCCGCGCCTACTGCCATGCACAAGGCGATAGCAGCGTCTATTTTATTAAGACTAATCTCCTTATCTAACCAGTAATTCCCCCATCTGTCATGCCTAGGAACTGCTGCTGCAATAGCAGAAAGCAAAACTGGATTTTTAAAAAGTCGTATTCTTTTTTCTAAAATTAGCTCTTCAACCAGCTGTACGCTTTGGGGCATCCAAAGCCCTTCTGCCTCTTTCTCTTCTTTTCCTTGGTCTACAACATAATCAATCAAAGTTTGGTTTGGCTTACCCTTTTTGATACCGCCTTGTGGGTGCTCTATCGTGTCGCATGATAGACCTAAATCCCTAAGCTCTTGTTCAAACCTAGAAAACGCATAGCGGTCATAGGCTATAGTTTGCAGATTAAAATCTCTAAGATCGTCTGCTACAGATTGCGCTACATCAAAATAGGGAATGCGAGCGCCTGCTTTGGCGGTTAGAAATCCTTCGGTGTACCATTTTCTATAAGGTTTATGATCCCTTATTTCTCTAGCGTCCATTGTGTCGAGTGGTGTCCAAGCCTCTATCCAAGCATCAAAGGTAGGCTTAATTCTTGTTTGTTTTAGGCCTTCATTATCAGTGAACGTTATTTTCTTTTTCCCGGTTGGAACGACTACGGCCTTTGCCGTTAAGTCCCTAGACTGAGAAAGGTCAAGCCCAATATACGCGCGCTTCCCGCCGTGCAAATCTCTAAACTTTAAAATTTTTGGGTCAAAGGGTTCTAAGATTGGGCTTAGGCTTTTTCTTGGCATCCAAGCTTTTACTGCATCCGTCCACTGGCAAAAATGAAGCCTTAGGATCCCGTTTAACTTACCGGGCTGAGTTGCAGCCTGATTAACGAGCCCTTGCAAATAGTCTTCGTCAAGAATAACCCCTAGCAACGGGTTAGCCTTTATCCAGCATTTAGGGTCTGTAAGCGGATCGTCTTTAGGATCTAGAGAGCAAACAAAAGCAAAAGTTTCATCGTCATAAATATCACCTAAATAGTGAGCATCTTCATCTGTTGCGTCTGAATTTCCAGCAGCGCACTTAATAGCGTGTGTGTGCTCTTGCCAGCAAATAGAATTTCTATCAGAGCCTGAGTTGGTTGTCATAAGAAGAAGCGGATTTCTTCTAAACTTAAACCCTCTTTCTAGCTGCTCTAAGGTTTTGCCATTTGTCATTTCATGAACTTCGTCCACAAGCGCCATATGTGGGCGCGGCCCCGCCCCTGATTTAGCAAAACCTTTTGTTACAGGCCTAAAAAATGAGCCTTTTCTAAAGTATGCTATGTTGGTTTCTGCGCCCACAGAACCAGATATGTGCAAGCGACGGTCAAGATCTGGAGACTTTCTAACCATTTTGCAGGCGTCTCTAAATAAGATCTCTGCCTGCTGTAGATTTGAGGCAGCAGAATAAATTTCAGCACCCGCTTCATTATCAGACATTAGACCATATAGGCCTATTCCACCCGCTAAAGGAGATTTACCGTTGCCTTTGCCTATCTCTAGGTAGGCGCGCCTAAATCTTCGCTTGCCATTTTTTTTATAAAATCCAAAGATATTCATAACTATGAACTTTTGCACAAGCTCTAGTTTGAATGGCATCTTTTCAAATTGGCCTTCTGAAAGCTTCAAGTATTCTTCAAAAAACTTAACAGCCCGTAAAGCCTTATCAATTTTGAAATCTATATCATCCCTCTTTAAGTCTGCTAGAAATCTGCGCGCAGCATTTCTAACATGAGGGCCAGCAATTATTTCACCCTTCATAACCTTGCGCGCATAAAGCCTAGCAAAATTAATGGGCTTTTTAGACTTTGAGTTAGTCATTAAACATATCGTTAGTAGGTTCGTCTTCTACTATTGGACTTGCCTCTATTCGCGTTCTGGCACTAGGCGTCATGCCAAACTCAGCAGCGTATTTTATCATATCAGCCATAGCTTTGTTGGCTATTCCAACTAGAGGGCTTTGTATTAAGTTTTCATTGGTTGTTTTAATAATCAAGCCCCCCCCAATCGCCCCTTTGTCCTTTGCGTCTTTATTCAAATGCTCTTCTGCTGTTCTCCAGCGGGAGTAACATTGGCAATAAGCACCAAGGGCAGATCTATCAACGCCACTTAACAAACCTAGATTATAAAGCTCCCTACTAATTCTCTTCCATTCTGTTTTTGCATAGGGGGAGAGATGGGCCGGCGCGGAAGGTATTCTTATTTTTGGCTCAGGCTCATTTTTAGGAAGCGGCCGCCTACCCGGATTGTTTTTCAGCTTTTTTAATGCCGTTGGTTCTTTTTTTCTTCCTGCCATTTTTCAGCCTTATTAGATAATCCAAAACAATTCGACCCCCTATTTTTATAGGTGCGCTGAGATTTTTTTTACTATGCCGCCGCTAGAACCGTTGAAACTATGGAGGTTTTACCCCTCCCCCCGTCTTTCATAGGGTATAATTTAGAGTTATTTCTTATTGTCTATGATCTGCTCTTTTTTACAAAGTGCACATATAAAACTCTTAGCATCTGGGCTTAGTCTTCCACAGTAGGAGAAGCAGTCACACTTCTTGTCTATCTCAGGCATTTCTTTATTGCTTATAGGTGTCTCTTGCATTTGGCAGTCCCTTTAGTCTGATAGCGTTAGCAATGGGTCAATCTCTGTTAGTGGTTCTTCATACCAAATTAGCGAGCAGGCAACTTGTATAGCTGTTAAGAGTATTCCCTGCCCTGATATTACAAACCCAACCGACTTGCCGGGTGAAAGACCAAAAGGAAGATCGACTATGGTTCTTATTCCTCCCGCCCCTATTGTTCCGTCGGATCCTTCCTGACCATCCATAGGGGTTAAATTATTCCCGACCCCAAAAGTAATAACGCCTGCGCTTGCCTCACCACCAGCCCAAAGGTTAGCGCTAGGGCGAATGTTAGGATATATAACGGAAGGATTTGCATACGCTTCATATTTTATAGGAATGGCACTGGCCTTTGCCGTGCTTTCAAACCATCTATATTTTAAGTTCATTTTCACTCCGCTATCAACGGGGTTTTTCATGACTATGTGCATTTTATCGCTTGAAGATACTGTTCTTAGCTTAGTAGAAGCAATGTGCGCCCGGCCTTCTCTATATGCCTGCTCATAAGCAGTTTGGTTTTCTAAGGCCTCTAAAATTCCTGCTGAAGTCGTACCACTAACATTTGAAGTGTAAGGCATATATTATTCCCTAAAAACTGATAACTATTTGTGTTTCTGTAATAGGTTAGTTTTTTTAATCAAGCTATCAGCGCTCTCCAAAGGCCAGCCGTCTTCATCGAATTTCATCTTTGGGGAACCGCCTTTCTCTAAAGACTGTTGATCCGCGTTATGGTGCCTTTCACATAAGCTGTCTAGATTATTTGGGTCTGTGAAGAGAGACCAATCTCCTTTATGGGCCTTGGTATGGTTGGCAACTTTGGCAGGCTTAATTACACCTTCTGATTTACACATATGGCAGAGCGGTTCTTTTGTAAGCTGCTGCAACCTTAACTTTTTCCATATCCCTAAGCCGTACCATTTTATGTAAACATTTCTATGAACCGCGTCTGACATAATACCTCAAAAAAAAACCCCTACTCTATTAAAGCGGAGGCTGTCTAATCGACATAGTTAGAGAAAATTGATCCGTTAGGACTTAGGCTAGTTAACATGCCTTAAATATTCGCGCAAGCTTTCAGAAACTAACTTTCTTCTATGTTTGTTAAACAACAGCATTCTAATCTCTGTAACAGCCGTATTAAAAGATTGATCGTTATTTCTACAAAGCTCCCTACGCGCATGATCTGCGCCAAACTGAGTATGGATTTCTCTTAGTATTTCTCTTTGGTGCAGATCTGCTTCATGCGGCCAAACTAATCCACCATCATTCAAAACAACCTGCCTAACTGTTGTCTCTGTTCCTACATAGATAGGAAAAAATGTAGGCCCAGACATTATAGAAACCCATATTCTGCCTGTTTTTTCAAACTCTGCTTTCTCTTCTTCATCCAACTCCACAGCTAAAACATTATGCTTGCCGTTTGTGAAGCATTCTAGATCTTTTATATTATCAGACCCTTTGGGAGCCGAAAAAATCATATTGCAGCCCTCAAATTTAACAGGACTACCCATTAGGATCCTTCCTTAGCTTCATTAAATGCGCTTATGATCTTACCGAAGAATTCACCTATAACTTCTGGATTTTCTAATAAAAACATACTCTCTTTCACCAACGCTATAAAAAACAAGGCAATAAGTATAAAAACAAGAATAGAGGCAAAAATACTTAAACCTCTCAATATTAAGCCATAAAGCCAAAAATCGTTGTTGTGATTATTCATTTTTCCCTCCTAACAAATCAATGAACTTTTCTATGTCAATAAGCATTATGCCAACGGCGCTTAGGCAATACTCAACATCTAAATCCAGATCTCCATTGCCATTACTGTCAAGAGCTAACGCCGACATTATGGAAGAGTTTTTCTGTATAGAAGTATTAAGCTCTAATACCGACTTTTCTAAATCCCTTCTGTTTTTCATGTGCTTTCACCTGAGCTAAAAACTTCTTTAAAACCGTTTTGCGACAAACAATTTACGAATTCTTCAGACAAAGAAATAGAACCTATTCCACCATCAATCACTAATGTAACGATTGCAGCCTCTGGATCCTGCAAATATTCTAATATGTTATCCGCATCTGTAGAGTTTGGGCCGCTATCATCCATTTCTGATATTCTTCGGATAATCTGGCCTAAATTTCCTATTTTAACAGGAATAAGGGTTATGGAATTAAAACTTGCTATAGTCTCATTATTTTGATTACTCATATTACTTTCCTAAGTTAATTAAGCCAATTTTCAGGGCTGGCTCTATCCCATTCTGTGAAGCAGATCGCGCATATTCAGCTTTGTGAGCTAAGTGCTTTGCTGTTTTAATTTTTAAATCTGGGATAGGAAGTCCTTCATATTCACCATGAGAGCTTATCTCTAAAAGCCTTTTGGTAATGTGCTCAGGAACGTTTCTCTTACAGGTCTCTATTTCTGCAAGCCTAATTGATCGGTTGCGACCCCTAAACCCTATCATAGTCGCGAAAGTCTTTCTGCTATAGCCCATTTTGAGCCGTAAGTTTTTTACGCTAGAGGCGATTGGCTCTCTTGCTGGATCATATCTTCTTTTGCTCATTTTATGGAAAATCCTTTTATAAAAGCTAAAAGACCAGATTGCTTTCTTGTTTTTAACTCTGAAAGCTCATGCTCTAAGGCGCTGTAACGCCGCTGGAGAGACTTTAGCTCTAATCCCTGCAATCTATTGAGTTCAACGCCCTCGCTTACCAGTGACGCTAATTCTGCGTCCAATGGCCTGTTTTGGGCGGCCTTCCTAAGCAATTTCTCCAAGTTTATAATATCTGCCTCATAATAAGGCTCTACTATGTCAACCTTTGGCATCTGCCTTTTGTTGTACGATAGAATTAAGCGCGGTTCATTCATTGGGTTTAAACCCAAACAAATGAGCTGCTGAAAGCATATCTTCTTCAGATCTAGCCAAACATTGTGATTTTACAATATAGCAAGGCTCTTGACCTCCATACGTGGGATAAACTTTTATATACCAACTCCATCCGAGTTCCCTGTCTGGATCCCCCGCGTGACTATCATAATAACAATCATAAACCAAAATAGAGGGATAGATTTTATCTCCCAAAGCTGTAGCGCCATCAATTATCGTCCTAGGCGTTGTTTCTATTAATTTTCTATCCTTCATGATTTAACCCATCCTAGATCTGGCCAATGTTGGCTATTAACAAACTTTCTAAATTCTAAAGGGCATTCTCTAGGGCTAGGGGCCGCTGGAGGCCATTCACCATTTGAAGCGTTCACATAGTCAGCGCGACTTCTCCAAACTTTCTCTGCCTTGTTTACCTTTCCCCCTGTGAAGTCCCCTTTATCCATAAAATGACTAAAAGCCTCTGAATTTAAAAGAGGCCCTAAGCCCTTCATGTATTTTTGATCTTCCTTGGTTTGCTCAGGACTGCTGTAAAAC